AGCTTGATTTCTTCTGTCTCGTTGGTTGCGAGCTTCCGCAGGTCGTCTGTCAATTCGCGAATCACATCCTCTGGGTCGTGCTGTATTCTCCACAGCCGGACAGCGTCGTCTATGATCTTGCGGGCTATGGCCTTTGCCAATTGCGCCGCTTCTTTTGCCGTCGAGCCGATGGCGACTTCATAGGGTAGCTTGTGAACGTGAACTCCTAGCCAAGAGGTCAGGTTCAAAAGCCAGTCGGGGTCGGCGTTGGCTTCTTTGGCCTCACCCACGAACCCCGCCGCTTTTAGGATTGCGTCAATTTGCCGCAAATCCCATCTGGTAACAATCTTCGAAGTAGTGAGAAGCCGGACGATTCTTTTCAAGTGCATTACGGCGTCTTTTTCAATTGACGTCGATTTAGCCGCCTGTAATGCAATATCGCATTCACCCATAATCTCAAGGGTGATGCGAGGCTTGATTGTGAACCGTCCGACTTTCATTAGGTCGTAGTAGTCACCACAAGGTTAGGTGAAGCCACAGCCAAAACTGTGGCCGTCACGTTTGACGAACCGTCAGCCACCCACGTCATCATACCTTTGTTTTCTGATGCGTTCGAGTCGCCTACAGTCAAGTCGCCTGTGCTTGAGCTTGCCCACGTTGAACGGCGCGAAACCGGTATTACGTAGACGTTTGAAAGTTTTGTGATAACGGCGTTGTCTACCGCAATCGCCTGAGTCGTACCGAACATACCCCGCGTAAACGTGCCTTCGATCTCGGTAGCGGAAACAGCGGTTTTCGCGGTAAGCTGAATCACCTCTGTGCCGATGTCGAAATAGTCGCCGACTGACCATGTGGTCGCATCTGCTATGCCGTCTACGTTGAAAGTCGCGGTAGTCGCAGTGATGTCGCCGGCTTCGTTCAGCGCACCTGTATTAGTTGACAGGTCGTAGTATGCTGCGTGCGAGTATACCTTTACGACTCGTGAACTCGTCATGGTCATCGCTGACTGATGCTTGTGCGGTGCGCGGCTCAGACGTTCAGTTGTGATGAACACATGTTTAGGTGCCGATTCAACTGCCGAGTGGTCGCCGAACAGACCGTAGGTCAAGTCTGCGCTAACGTCTTCATTTGGCAGGATGCGGAAAGGCACCACGATTGACCGTGCGCCGTCTCGCTTGCCCATAATCTGAACCTGTGAAAGGTCAGGGACAGCCTGCCAGAACATGATATCATTCGAGAAGTCGTCTGCGTCCACACCTACAGGGTGCAGAATCAGCTCAACTGAACTATCGAACATGTCGAGCGAGCGTGAGCCAAGACCCCATGCCAGTTTCGCCCCGTCTATGATCGGGTATACCTGCGGGCCTGCAATTGTGTTGAACAGGTGCGGGAATTTCGTCTCATAGAACTCGACGTTTACCGTCGGAGCAGCCCCGCTCTTATTCAGTGCGGTTATTCCGACGAATTGTGCAGTGTCCGATACCTCGCGATAGGAAAGCCCTAAAGTTACGGCCGTCGTGTCCTGTTTTGTGTATCCACCTGATACCCCGTCAAGTTTGACGTCGTACTCGGTGAAAACAATGTTTTGCTTATTGTTTGCCATTTTAACTCCTTACTGTGTACTCTACGAGCTGATCGGCTAGCCAAAGGTTGCCGAATTGGCTTGCGTAGCCTTTGAAACCCCCAACCGCGCGCCACCTGAGAAAGTCTAAACTGCCCAGTGTTGTCGTCGCTTTGAGGTTGTGTAAAATCACGCCGTCATTGCCGCAGAGCGTAAGCCACCACGTCTTTAATTGTTGCAAAGCCTCGTCCGGCGTCGGTGCGACACTCCACATCATCGCGCGGCCTTCCTGAATTGCGCCGAACGTCGCATTATGCACGTCGTCATCTGGCAGGTCGTCGATTTTGATTAGTACATTCCTGAAACCTTGAGCGCTGACAATCGCCTCTTGATCTGGGGCGGTTATCCCTTGGCCATATGAAGTCTCGACCAAAAGCGAAGGGTAAGCAGTGTTAAACGCTTCGGCCATGTCGTCGATAATAGATGTATAACTCACGCGACACCCCTGAGCGCTCGCGCATAAGCAAACCACATTCTGCGCTGCACTTCGACGTCTTTAAGTATCCGCTCAAACCACTGTGCGCCGTTTGGGAAGCTTGTAAGGTTTCCTTCTTCTACCGCCTCACGATATGCGGCGCTGTATCTTGCACGATTACCTTTACCCCGTGCACTCCGTCTTGCTGTTGCAGATATCAACGATAAAAGACGCGCCATGGCCCCGCCTGTAAAATGGTGCCGCTTTGCGTATTTACCGGATGCGCCTTCAAGCTGCCCATATTGCGCTTTTACATAATCTTGTGTTTTCTCGTCGCCAAACTTGAGAGCGACGCCGCCGTCTAGCTCTATCACCTTGCCGGATCTTCTCAAAGCCCCGGTGTCAATCGGTACAAACGGCAATACGTGGGCTAAGCCGACGTTTGCCGCAGCTCTCAACGCCTTAACCTGCATAGATTGCAGAGCGCGCATGATCTTCGCTTCATCCATTCGCGCCTCGAATCATGCCTTCCTCTCGCAGTAGATACACGTTTATGCCGGCCATCCCGCCGCGTTGCTCTACCCTGTAAGGCTTCATCACCCCGTTGCCGTCGTCAGAGATGACAAAAGCACCGCTCTTTATGGATTCTGTCGAAGTAAATTTACCTTGGTACGCCACTGCGTCGCCTTGCTTGTTTTGCAGGACGAGAGATTTCATAGACCATGTAATGGCCTTAACTGGGGCGGCCTTTACATATTGTTTATTCACTAAGTTGGCCCGGTAAAATTTCACGCGGCCCCCAGTAGGTCGGCGGCATCGTCCATAAATTGCACAGGGTAGGGCGTGACAATATGCCTGCAATTGAACTTCCAAAGGTGAGTTTCTTTGTCGGCTTTGATTTCTTCGACGGTCTTTAATGAAGCAGCGCCCGGCCATCGCTTCGAAAGTATGTCGCGGCCTTCGCTTGAAAAAGCAACAATCTTACCCTCCCATGGCTTGCAAGAATCCGTTGCGCCGTGGCTCGATATCTTGCCGGTGTAAATGCCGGATTCCGCTGCGTCCAATTGGGTCACCGTTCGGTGAATATCCGCAGAAGTGGTATTTGCGCGCCCGTCAAGGTACGTATTCAGGGGGTAGTTTTTACCGTCGCGATATTTCACAGTGTCGCGCCCGCCATATTTAGCAGTAAGATCAGACCACGCTTTCTCGATATCCTGCGCACCGGTTGTTCTTGCGGTTATTGATTCTGTCTTTAACTGTCTCAGGCCTAATTCAGCCGCAACCGCTGATACAGATTTATCGGCTGCCGCCGCTCGTAACGCCTTTGCCTTTTCTTTGAGGTTGATGTCCATTGATAGCATAAAGCCGTCGATATTGCGCACGATCTGGGATCTCAGGTTTTCTATGAGCCGGTTGCTGATTTGGCGCGATACTTTAACTAACCCGCCATCGATGTACTGTCGCAGAGACCTGATGAACTGATCATGAGCTTCGGCGGCTATTTGCTCCATCGTATCGCCTGCGAAGAATCGTAGAATCGGCCGGCTCAAGGTGTTTTCGTATTTCTTTAATGCCGCCTCAAACTCCTGCTGATTTTTTGACAGAATCCATGCGGCATCGTCGATCTCTGCATATCGCCTGCGGATGTCATTTACCGCGCGCAGCATGTCGTTCTTTTCCTCACGGATGGCCCAATCTGACTTTTTAACGGCCATAGTATGCCCCGCTACGGTTCCAGAACTCGTCGTTTATTTTGATCTCCTCGCGGTATTCGCCCCGAACTTTCTCAACCAAATATTTAGCGTCTTCGTCTAAAGTCGGGTTGCTTATGTTCTGAATGACAATTTCGCCATCGTCGAACGATGTGCGAGTTAATTCGCCTATCACTTTTGCCCGGTCTCGCATGTCCATCACCTTCATGAGGTGAATCGACTGGAGAATCGCCGCTTTGTTTAGGTCTGCGTTTGTGGGGAGCCATAAAGAGCCATCCTGGTTGAGCTGTTTATGATATCTCACAATGTCTTTTGTAGCTTTGACTACACACCGCGTTTGCTCGTCTGTCGCTGTCGCTGTGGTAAACGTAATTGCGTCGTTATCGGACGCTGCCTCAGCCAATGTCGGGTAAAAAGTGATTTCAACCGTGCCGCCGTTATAGACCGCCCCGATAACTGTGTAAGTCGTCGCCGTGCTGTCGTTTGCGATAGTGAATTTGTCACCTGCTGAGATAGGGTTTCCAGAATCCTGAAACCCATCAACGGCCATCGACCTACTGCCCACAGCATAGCCTGCGGCGTTATTGATTGCGCCGATCAGGTCTATACTTGCTGATTGTAACCACTGACGCTCGCCGTTAGCGAGTGCATAGGTGTTTACATCGGCAATGGTGCAGTAGGTCGATTCCATTAGCGAAGTTTACGCGTCCTGTAAGCTTCGGCAATAGTCACAACTTGGCGCAGTTGCGCTGATGGGATATTGTCGAAGGTAACAGCGTTTTCACTGGTCATGAATTGCCATCCGTAATCCCGTGCTACGCGTGAAAGGTTAGCCCAATTTGACGGGTCGGCCTTATACGCGTTTACGTCGCCTTCATACTGTTCGCCTTGGCGCTCTTTCTCTGGGGCTTTTGTTTTCTTTGCGGCCTCAATTTCTGAGCCGCCTTCTACTGGTGTTTTATCTTTCATGTGTTTCTCCTTATACAGCGGCGATCGTGCAGACGTTCTTGCTGACTACGTGCCACTTCAGATTGATCGCAATCAAATCGAGTGTGGCACCAACAAACGCGCCAAAGGTCGCTGTATCCTTCGCACCGCCTGTCATCTGGTTACCCGATCAACAGAGCGATGTGCTCAGACTGAACAGCCTTGACGCCCCATGCGAGCGCGACTTCTATGTGGATCTGGCGGTACTGTTTCCAGAGCGAGATTTCAAAAGTCAGGCCCGTATTCGGGTCGGTCATATAAATACGGTCGGCAGCACCGTCGCCTTCGATGGGGGCCAAAGGCGCACGAGCGATAAGCTTCAGGGCTGAGCGAGAAAACCCGACGTTCGGGGTGTACGAGCCGCCAATTGTCATCTCGGTTGCGTCTGCGATTGTTGCACGAACGCCCGGATTGCCGATGACGATATCACCTGTGGTCGAAGTCAAACCAGTGTTCACAATGTACTTATTGTTTGCGTCTGTTGCAAACGTAACAACGTCGCCGGCTTTAATACCAGTCACGTTGACAGTGCCGCCGTCGAGAGTCAGAGTAGTTTGGCCCACTACTTCGCCTGAACCGTTGTTGATATCGTAGCCTGTACCCGCGCCCGCTGTGTGAAGAGAGATTTGGCCAGATTCGTACACCTGAAAACCATGAACAGGAAGCAGTGTGCCACCGCGCAGGGTTTGGTCAGAACCGGCATATGAAACTACACCGAGGTTTGCGAGAGTTCGCATTTTCGCGCCCGCTGCGGTGTTAATCACCATAGCACGGTCAGACATTGGCGCGCCGTTGTCGTCAAGGATGCGGCGAATTTCTGCCATATCGATGAGAGACGAACCAAAAGGCGTTGTGCCCGCTGTGCCGTATGCGCGTGAAGCGTGTGTGTAGGCTTCTACGAAAAGGTCGGCTTCGATCTCATTTACCAGAGCGCGGAACGCCTGAGCGAAACGCTGAGTCTGAATCGTACCGTAAACGCCGCCTATACTGCGCTGCTCTTCGCCTGTCCACATGATTGGCACCATTTTTGACTTGCTGATGGTCGCGTCTGTGTAGGTCATTGTTTGACCGCCAGAGTCTGGGGCATAAGCGCCCGCTGTGATGCTGGTTGTCGATGCTGTAGGCGCGATAGGTGTACGGATAGTTTGACCAACCGCCGCCTGCTCTGCGCTTGCGTCCATCGTCGCTGCCGGGATAAAACCGGTCAATTCACGGGATACGATTTCCCACGCGGTATATGCGTTGTTAATCAGGCCCGTCAGTGTGTTTGCACTTGCCATTATTTCCTCACTTGTTAATCAAGCACCTTCCCGCCGTCCTTTATGAATGCAGCCTGAGCCGCAGGGGTCTGCGCGAAAAAGTCGGTTCTATTCATCTGTTTCGATTGTATGCTGGCAGTCCCGCCGGCTGAACCTGCGCCTGCGGAGAGTGTATTTTGCAGCAAAATCTTGTTGTCATCGCGTGCAATCCATTTCGAATATGCCTCTGCGATATCCAACTCTTGCCCGTCGATTTCTGCAACGGTGAGAAATTCACCATTTTTTTCGATGAGCTTTGGCTTTGCTTCTGCGTTGAACAGTGTCGCGGCTTTATTGATGTCAATCAAGCCCTTAGTCTGCCCTAGTGCCTTGAATACTGAATTGTTCACCTTTTCAGAGTGAAGACTTGCGCGAAGGCGTTCAGCCTCTGCTTTGTGCTTCTCTGCTTCCTTGGCTACACGTTCTGCATCTTTGGCCGCTTTTTGCGATGCCGTGAGACCGCTTGTTTCTACTTCTGACAGCCTGTTTTTCAGGTCGTCGTAATCAGATACTTTCGCGGTCAATTCCTCAATCTGTGCGCGATATTGCTCTTTTGCATTTGTCTTAGATTTCTCTATGACACCTTCGAGCAAACTTTTCATGTCCACTTCATTGAGTTTTTTTGGTAATGATACTGTTCGGCGGGTTTTTGGGTCAACAAACTCATAAACCTCGTCTTCAGTTCCCGGCTGTGCCGTTATAATCCATTCGCCCATTATTGTTCTACCTCTTGCTGAGTTGCTTCACCATTTAAGCCCGGTTCGTCAGGTAGACGTTTAAACTCTTGATCTGCAAGAGCCTTCGCGTTTTCCTTTGGGAAAAGCATTTTGACGATCTTTTCAAGGGCGATACGTGAAAGGTCAGGAAGGGCCATGTCGTAAACAGCCTTCAGCCTCATAAATTCAGCAGCGACGTCGCTCTGCTGAAATTCTTTCGTGTACTCGATCTTGATCTGATCTTCATAATAATTTTCGCCCATCCACTTGCCAGCGATGCGGAAAATAAATTTTTCGCATTCTTCGAGGGCTTGTGAACCTGCTTTTAATAGTGCTTCTGTCTTTTGAAATTCTTTCCCCATGGCGGCACCGCTCTGGACATAGCTTTTGTCCCGGTCAACGTCCATGCCGATTTTACGGAAAATTTCGAGGATGTAGATATTCAGGGCTTCTTTGAATGAGGATATTTCTTCGAGCTTGGCCCCGTCAAAATATGGCCCTTTACCGGCCTGAGCGTTAAAAGCCACAATCGGCGAATCAGAAAGCCCCTTTTTGGCTATCTCTTCTGGCAAGTCGTCTTTTGCCACAATCGGGAAAAACAGGCTTTTGAATGTTCCGCTCGCGAGCATCTCCTCAAGGTAGCTCATCACGTTGTAGATGGCTTTTGACAGTATCGCGATGTCTTCCATCGGCGAGTCAGATATATAATCATCTTCGATGTCGCGAAAGTTCACGAAATGAAAAGGCACCTCGCCGAGTGGGTGCGGTACAGGCTCGCCAGGTATAACGCTTTTCTTTACGTCTTCTTTGATCTCGAAGTCTTGATAATATTGCCGAGTCCACAGTCTGTAGATTTTTGTAGGCTTAGCCTCAGAAAGCGGCGATTCTTTCACCGTGCGCGAATCATCGAGCAAAACCCATTCAAGGTTCAGCATGTCGTCACATGCAAAATCACGTATCTGCCACGGCGCGTAGATACACGCATACGGCTGCACCTTCGCCGCCAATCTGTCGGCCTCTGTCCTGATTACGTTAGGGTCAAACGATGGCGAATCTACCAAAACGCCCACAGTGTAGCTTGCCGCTTGCGTCGCTACTGACTGCATGAAAGCATCGATGCCCTTGCGCTTTGATGCACGCGTTTCTATCGGCTTTAACTTATCTGGAATCTTGCGGTCTACTGGCTGTGCCCAAAGAAAGCCAGTGAGCAGGTCAACAATTGGCTGAAGGAAGTTAATGTACACCGATCGCTTTTTGCGCTTCTCATACGCTTTTGACCATTCGCGCTCGTATTGCTCTAAATGTGAGTTTGAAATATACTCATAGCCGCCTCGGTATGAGTCAGAAAGCAGACGGTAAATAGAGTCTTTCGACTCTAATTTAGCGTTGCGCCGGGTTCGTATAATGTCGTATGCGTCTTGCACTTGTCATTTGTGGATACCTTCCCAGTTGATAGGGCGTTATCATGCGCCGCATGCGATGTCAATCAATAATCTGTTTCGGTATACACCCGCATGCAATCAAAGTTTACTGCCGAAGCCGTGCCGCCGTTGTTCATGTAACCGTGCCAGCATAGAAACTGCGTCGATGCTGGTAGATCGGCTGTCGC